GTTTGAAATGGAAATTCCGAATAAGGATTATTTTTATCAGTTGCAAGGTTATATGTGGCTCACAGGAAAAACGGAAAGCATTTTAGCGTATTGTTTAATTAACACTCCTGAATTGATGTTGGAAGACGAAATCAGGCGTGCGCATTGGAAAGCTAATTTAATCGAAGAAAACGCCGAATTGCGAAAGGAAATAGAAGCTAAACATATATTCGACCACATTCCAGACCATAAGCGTTGCAAGTATTGGTTTGTACGAAAAGACGAAGCCGTTATTGAGGCAATTAAAGAAAAAGTCGAGTTATGCCGTGATTATTACAATGACTTAATAAAATTAGTATGAAAGCAACGATTGAATTTAACCTACCCGAAGACCAAAACGAATTCGAGTACGCTACAAAAGGGAGCGAAATGTTTTTAATTCTTTGGGGGATAAAACAGGAATACCGCAATTTAATGAAGTACCACAATTTAACGGAAACTGAATACAAGTTAATCAATGATTTGAACGATAAATTATTTGAGGATTTACAGCACTACGGAATAAATTTAGATAAATGAAATACGGAATAATTTTTTTAAGCGCGTTAATTATTGAAATATGTTCAACGTTTTACATCAGATACGTTTCGGAAGCGAATATGTTAGGAATGTTATTCTTCGCTTTTATAGGCCCGTTTCTCGGTTTACCTTTCACAGGGTATATGGTTGAGTCTAAAAATTGGAACGAACGAGTTAAAATGGCTTTCTCGTTAGCCTTTGGATATGTAACGGGAGTAATAATAGTAATAAATTTAATTAAGTAATATGGAAACAAAAGTAAACACGGGAGCGATTTTTAAGAACGACAAAAAGACGAACCCAAAACAACCCGATTACAGGGGCAAAGTAAATGTAAACGGCAAAGAAATGGAGGTTGCTTTGTGGCTTAAAGAATCCAGTAAAGGAATGAAGTATTTTTCGTGTTCATTTAGCGAGCCGAAAATGAACGAATCCCCGAAACCCGTCCACACGCAAATAATAGAGGATGACGATTTACCTTTTTGATATGTTTATAGATGATAATAGCCTACGTAAGGAATTGAAAACGATATTGCTTACCAAAACACGAAACCAAGTAGTAAAGGAAATAAAAGCAAGGGGGTTAAAAATGCACCAGTACACGATAGACCGTTTTTTATCGGGCGCATTGGTAAGCATTAAAACGCTTCGTACGTTAGACGAATACGTTTACAGGCAGTCAAAAGGGTTTAAGTAACACAAAGGTAGGCACTGTTTTAATGGTGCTTACCGACTGTTAAAAAGCCGTTTTAATGGCGTTTATTTTATTGATTAAAAAATAATCATTAGCTTTGAGCATAAACTAATAACGTGGAATGGCTTACGTCAGTCGCAAAAGAGCATAAAGAGTGGGTGAAACTTGTAAAAAGTTTTGGCGAAGATTTTTTTGCCGAGGATATTGTGCAGGAAGCATATTTAAGATTACATAAGTATTGCAAGCCAGAAAATGTTATTCAAGACGGTAAGGTTAATAAAGGATTTATGTATTTTGTTTTACGCAATATATTTTTACAATTTATCAAAACTGAAAAAAAAGGGGAAATGGTAAGTTTGGAAAAATTAGCGTTATTGAAAGACGAAACCGAAAATTTAGCACGCGAGGAAGCCTACGGACGTTTACTTGTTTTAATGAATCAGGAAGTTGAAAAATGGCATTGGTACGACAGGCAATTATTTGTTATTTACAAAGACACGGATTTATCAATTAGGGATATAGCAAAAGAAACCACGATTTCCAGCAGTTCGATTTTCAACACGATAAAAAATTGCAAAAGGAAAATTAAAAGCGTTTTAGAGGAAGACTACGCGGATTACAAAAACACGGATTACGAATTTATTAAATAAAAAGTTATGGCAAGACCAAAGAAAAAACCCGAGGGGTTAGGCGATACGGTGGAAACCGTTTTGGAAGTTACAGGAATAGCAAAGGTAGCTAAATGGATATTAGGCGAAGATTGCGGATGCGAGGAACGTAAACAAAAGTTAAATGAAATTTGGCGATACAATAAACCCCAGTGCCTAACGGAAGACGAATTTAGTTATTTGGATTTGTTTTTTAGTGAAAACCGAAACGCGCTCACCCCGAACCAACAAAGGGATTTATTAAAGATTTACAACCGCGTGTTTAGTCAAAAAATGCAACCTACTTCGTGCGGGAGTTGTTTACGTGAAGTGGTAAATAAATTAAATAAGTTATACGCAATTTACAAAGAAGAAAATGCCGATACCGAAACCAAATAAAAACGAATCCGAAAAGGATTTTATGCAACGATGTATGTCCAATGAAGTAATGGTAAACGAATACGATACCGACCAAAGGTTCGCAGTATGTCAAGACGCGTTTAAGACAAAATTAGCAGGGGAAAAGATTAGTTTTGATTTTGACGGTACGTTAACCACGAAACGAGGTTACGAAAGGGCGAAACAACTAATTAATGAGGGCGCAGAAGTTTATATTATTTCAGCAAGGGAAAACAAAGACGGAATGATATTAAAAGCCAGCGAGTTGGGAATACCCGAAAATCGTATTTATGCAACGGGTTCAAATAAAGCTAAAATCGAAAAGGTAAAAGAATTAAAAATAAGCACGCACTACGATAATAATATCGATGTAGTCAGGGCGTTAAAAGGAATAGGAGCAATGTTATGAAAATAGAAAAAGTCAAAATATCGGAAATTAAGACGAATCCAAAGAATCCGAGGCTAATTAAAGACGAAAAGTTTAAGAAATTAGTTAAATCGATAATAGAGTTCCCGCAAATGTTGGAACTTCGCCCAATAGTAGTGGATGAGAATAACATTATTTTGGGCGGAAATATGCGTTTTAAGGCACTTAAAGAAGCGGGGTATAGTGAAATATCAATAGTAAGAGCAAACGACCTTACAGAGCAACAAAAAGACGAATTCATAGTTAAGGATAACGTAGGCTTCGGAGAATGGGATTGGGATAGTTTAGCAAACGAATGGGACACGGATAAATTAGACGATTGGGGTTTAAATATTCCTAACTACGAAACAAATCAAATAGACTATTCAGGAAAAAACGAGGAAATTGACATTGATTTATTAGATTCAGAAATGATTTTAAAATTAAAATACACGGAAGACGATTATAATTTAGTTAGGGAACAATTAAGTAAAATTGCATCAACACCGGAGCAAGCAATTTGGAAATTATTAGGCAATGAGTAAACATAAATTCGCGTATAAATGGTATTTAAAAGACGGTTACACAAAGAGTAACGGATTAAAAGTATTTGGCACGTTTATTTGTGGCGGTGGGTCTACAATGGGCTATAAATTAGCAGGCTTTGAACATTTAGGCGGCATTGAAATAGATTCTCCGATTGCTGATGTTTACAAAACAAACCACAATCCAAAATATTTATTTATTGAAGATATTAGAGATTTCGCGAATAGAATGGAATTTCCTGAAGATTTATACAACCTGGATATTTTAGACGGTAGCCCGCCGTGTAGCAGTTTTTCAATGGTCGGAAATCGTGAAAAAGATTGGGGCAAAACAAAAGTATTCAGGGAAGGACAAGCCAAACAAAGATTAGACGATTTATTTTTTGATTATATTAAATTAGCTAAAAAATTACAGCCAAAAGTTGTTATTGCTGAAAACGTAAAAGGATTAATTCAGGGAAACGCAAAAGCCTATGTTCATAGGATAAAAAAAGAATTTGAAGCGGCTGGATATAAAGTTCAATTATTTTTATTAAATGCTGCATCAATGGGCGTGCCTCAAAAACGCGAACGGGTATTTTTTATTTGTCAAAGGAATGATTTAAACTTTCCTAAATTAGAATTGAAGTTTAATGAAGACGCAATTCCATTTGGAGTAATAGACAATAATATAAAAGATAAAAATATTTCTGATTATTATTTTGAATTATGGAATAAAAGAATAAAAACGGATAACGATTACAGCGACATAAAAAATAGAATAGAAGGTAAAATTTCATTGTTCTCAACTAAATTTATACATAATGAAAAGGTTGTTAATACAATAGTTAGTGGTTCTAATTATATTTTATTTAACGAACCAAGAAAACCAAATACAAATGAATTTTGTCAAATAGGAACGTTTCCACTCGATTACAACTTTAAAAAGATTGAACCGAAGTATTTAATCGGAATGAGTGTTCCCCCAGTAATGACCGCACAAATAGCAACTGAAATTTACAATCAATGGTTTAAATAAACAGCGAAAAAACACCGAAATGGCAAAAGAAGATAATTTAAAACCAGCTTGGGACAAAGGCGAAAGCGGAAATCCTAACGGAAGACCAAAAGGAAGCAAGAACCGAAGCACGATAGCAAGGCAATGGTTAGCGGTTAATCAAAACCTAAAGAATCCGTTAACAGGCGAGAACGAAACGATGTCGCAAGAGGATTTAATGACTTTGGCACTAATTAAAAAAGCACGTGAGGGCGATATAAATGCTTACAAGGCGTTAATGGATAGTGGTTACGGCGCACCAGTGCAACAAATCGAGCAAACCAATATCGAAATTCCTTTATTCCCCGATGTTCAAGAGGACGACAGCAACGAATAAGGTACTCGGGTTAAAAAGACGGGTTAAAATTATACAGGGGGGAACGAGTGCATCCAAAACTTATTCAATTCTTGCCGTGCTAATAAATAAGGCGTGTTTAATACACGGAATTGAAATAAGCATAGTTGCTGAAACAATACCCCATTTAAGACGGGGCGCGTTAAAAGACTTTATTAAGATAATGAAATGGACGGGGCGTTTTATCGAGGATAGGTTTAATAAGTCGTTACTTCGTTATGAGTTCGCAAATGGTTCGGTAGTCGAATTTTTCAGCGCAGATGATTCAAGCAAATTAAGGGGCGCACGTAGGGACGTGTTATATATAAACGAATGCAATAATGTAACGTTTGATTCTTACAACGAGTTAGCTATTCGTACACGAAAGGAAATATATTTAGATTACAACCCAGCACAGGAATTTTGGGTACATACGGAATTAAAAGACGAACCCGATTCCGATTTCCTTATTCTAACTTACAAGGATAATGAAGCGTTGGATAAAAGCATAGTTACCCAAATTGAAAAAAATAAAGAAAAAGCAAAGACCTCGAGTTATTGGGCTAATTGGTGGAAAGTTTACGGCGAGGGGCAATTAGGCATTTTGGAGGGAGTGGTTTTCAGTAATTGGAAAATAATTGATAGCATACCAAAGCAAGCGCGTTTATTGGGGTTAGGACTTGACTTCGGATATACGAATGACCCTACGGCAATCGTTGAGGTTTACGCATACAACGGGCAAAGGATAGTAAACGAAATTGTTTACCAAAATGGGTTATTAAATAACGATATTTCCAAGTTAGTACCGAATAACGTAGCTATTTATGCGGATAGCTCCGAGCCAAAATCAATCGAGGAAATTCGACGCTACGGAAAAACGATTAAAGGCGTAACCAAAGGCAAGGATTCAATAAACTACGGCATCGATGTAATGCAACGCAATGAGTATTTAATTACAAGTCAAAGCACGAATGTAATTAAAGAGTTGAGGGGTTATATATGGGACACGGACAAAACGGGGAAACGATTAAATAAACCTATTGATTTTAATAACCACGCTATTGACGCGCTACGTTACCACGAAATGGAAACGTTAGGACTTAACGCAAATTATGGAAAATACGCAATCCGATAAAACGAATGATATGCGGGTAATGATTACCGCAGTCGAAAACTACATTTATGAACGCAAAGGAGTTCGGGTTCAAATTGTATTTAACAATATGGCGCGATTCCCAGCGCATTTTGAAATGTTATTAAAGGCTTATGAAATAGCGGTAAACTACAAAAACACGAAATAAAAGTTATTAAGATATGCGCATAGAAATAGACGTACCGAGTTCGATTAACGAAATACCGTTAAAGAATTATCAAGCTTTTCTCAAAGTTCAAAAAAACAGCAACGACGAAGAATTTATCGCAGAAAAAATGATTGAAATTTTTTGCGGTATTGAATTAAAAGAGGTAGCCAAAATGAAGTTAACGAGTATTAACGAATTGATATTGCACTTTAATAAAATCTTTGCAGAAAAGCCAAAATTTCAGGAACGTTTTAAGATTGGAGGTATGGAGTTCGGTTTTATTCCAGATTTAGAAAATATAACCTTTGGCGAATATGTGGACTTGGATAATTACCTCGCAAATTGGGACGATTTCCACAAAGCAATGGCGGTAATGTATCGCCCAGTTACAAAAAGCAAAAAAGATAAATATCAAATTTTTCCGTACACGGGTGCGAATGAATTTTGCGAAGCTATGAAGTTTGCGCCGATGGACGTGGCTATTGGGGCGAGTGTTTTTTTTTGGACTTTAGGAAACGAGTTATTAAACGCTACCCTAAATTATTTGGAAGCGGAAATGAACAAAATGACGAAAGAGGAAACGATTACAGCTTACGAAGTCAGTTCGGAAAAAAATGGGGTTGGTATTCAAGCATCTACGGAGTTGCTAAAGGCGACATTACAAAATTTGACGAAGTCGTTAAATACGGATTATTTAAGTGTCTCACCTATCTTACATTCGAGCAGGAAAAAAACGAAATAGAAATCGCTGAAATAAAAAAAAATAAATTATGAACGGATATTACAGTTTAATAAATCAGTTGAAGCAACATTTTGACGTTGACGTTTTAACAAATACAGTAACGCAGGGTAATATCTTCGCGGTGGATTTAGGCAAGCAAACGATTTTTCCGTTGGTTCATATTATGGTTAATCAAATAACATTTAACGACAATGTAATCACGGCAAACGTAACGCTTTTATGTATGGATAATGTGAGCCAGCGCAAAGAGGAAGCACCAAATAATTTTGAAAACGCGGATAACGAAATAGACGTTTTGAATACTACGTTGGCAATCTTAAATCGAGCGTTTGAAAAGTTGAAACACGGAACAATGTGGGATAATTTATACAAGTTAAGAGGAACGCCAACGTGCGAACCTTTTATTGAGCGATTTGAAAACTACCTTGCGGGGTGGGCAATGACTTTCGATGTGGATTACCCTAACGATATGGACGTTTGTTAAAATGGATAGGGAGTTACAATTAAAAGCGTTGGAGGAATTTCGGGATTTTGTAATTCAAAATGCCCTACAAAATTTATCTACCAAAAACGCATCAGGAAAATTAAAGGATAGTTTCAAAGCGAATGTAAAAGTTAATCCTAATTCAATGACTTTTATGTTTGAAATGGAAGAGTATGGGTGGTATCAAGATAAAGGAGTTTCGGGCGTTAAACAAAAATATAACACTCCGTTCAGTTACAAAACCAAAATGCCCCCGCCAAGTAAATTGGATAAATGGATAGTGCGCCGAGGATTAGCACCAAGGGACAAAGGCAAGTTTACAGGGCGAAAAAGTTTGCAGTTTTTAATAGCGCGTTCGATTTTTGAAAAGGGAATTAAACCGAGTTTGTGGTTTACGAAGCCTTTTGAACAGGGTTTTAAGGGTTTACCCGATACGTTAATAGATAGGTATGGATTAGAAAGCGAAAAGCTATTTAATCAAATAATGAAAGAAAATATGAAAAACTATGGCTATAAGTAGAATTTTTGCACGAAGCCCGTATATTATAGAAGTTGACGCGGTAGGGCAAAGCGGAAGTAAAGTTGAATTGTATATTTACGCGAACGGAACGACGCCACCGTCAACGCCTACTTATGTACTCGAAAAACTTATTCCAGCGAGTAACAATACGCAAACGCTTTACAATATAAGCCCCTATTTATTGGAGTACATTAAGCACCCGTCTTTTTTTAATAACTACGCTACGGATAACGTACCTTTGTCAACAAATCAATACGTTTGTGTCGATGTCAAAAGATATAAGTTAGTCGCAAGTGTTTACACTTTATTGGATAGCTTAACTTATTTTGCCTTTGACGGATTCGGATATTACGAGCAAGGTTACAACCCTACACACATACCACAGCAAACGGGATTTTTAGATAAACAAAATTATTACTATTGGGCGGACGCGAATAACAGCCCGCTTGCAAATCCGTTACAAAGGGCGGGAACGATTACGGCTTATTTACCTACGGGATATTATGTTAAATATACGCAGTTGCAAACGGGATTAACCCATACCAGTGCGGTAAGTCCTGCCGATAACATTTACGAAGTTTTCCGCGTTTACCCAAGTTATTATTTAACAGGAAACAAAGTAGAAATTTACACGAACTTAAATATAGTAATTTGGAACGC